TTCCGATCTCCAATGAATCCCAATTTTGCACGAGTGTTTCCCCAGCTAGCGGATATGCCGCTAGGAGGGCGGTACTCACAAACCCCTTTCCAAGTTTCTTTACGAGTTGAATCTAAGCTTGACCTTACGGGTCAAGTTGTGATTAGCGACACGCGTCGGTGGTACTCGACGGCCTCTTCGTTCGATTTTGGAGTGGTGAATTGTGAAGTGGTTGAGCCTGCACACGATTTCTCTGGTCTTTCTAACGACGTCATAGGAGACCGGGGCACTCCTGTACCTAAAGCTGCTCTGGAATCAATTTTGGAACAGCGGTATGCTCAGAACATGCAACGGCAGGGCTACACGGACACCATCGATAGCCAAGGGTTCACTGATTCGTTGCAGGGCCTTTTTTATAACTTGTTGCGTGGTTATTATGTGAACGAGCTTCATTCTGGGCTGCCTCAGCCGGAAGAGGTCTGTTATAACGACGGACATGTGTCGCTCACATACTCACAGGCGACTGGGGGTACTTATGTCGGCCCTGGGTCGTTCACTGTCGCTACTACTGGTCTTGTAGCGAGCCAGGTGGCGAACAGTCCGATGAATGCGGCCCACTACAACGCTAATGTCACTCTGGACGCGCGTGGCTGGCAACGTCATGAACTCACGGCTATCATTGGAGCGCTGTCAGCGATCGACGGAGTGAAAGGCTGGCCTCTAGGTCACGACAGTGATAGGTTGGCTGAAAGTGTTCATTTCTTCAGTACCGCTGACGTATCTGACGTAACGGCCGTGGAGGCGACACGATCCTTGTTGAGCAACGGGCTATCTGTCGCTATCAAACTTGCTAAGACTCATCGTCTGGAGTCGCAATTTGACGCTGCGCTGGGTATGATCATGCAAGTCATGACTGCTACAATGCCTGTGTCGGCTGAAGGATTTTGGCGGTTTCAGGACTTGGGAGTGATGCGACTACCCAGGGCTTTTTCGACGAGGGGCAGATGGCCTGAACTCCTCACGGGACCGCCTGCTAATCGTAGTGTCGCGGTGCTGGAAGCACCGGATAAACTGCGCACACAGCCAATGCAGGTACGTGTGATGTCGCTTTTTTGCAACAGCGCAGCCCATAACGGTCTTGAACTCTATCGCCGCGAAGGTTTCGTACTTGACGCGGAAGTGGTGCGTAAACTCGTATTGCGTGGCAGAGGGCTCGCGCGCTGGGCGCTGTGTATCGCCAAGGCAACAGGTACCAGTGCATGGGCACCGTGCTTGTTACCGATTGGGCTACTGACACCGATGACCGTTGGAGCTGACAGGCTGGTTGTTACGGCTATTGGCCCGACGGACGGCTACGACTTGTCGACTGAAGGAGAAGCGCCGTTGCTGGCTCTTCGTCAGTCTCTCCCTCAGCACCCGTTATTGGCCATATTCCACGAGAGGGGGCCGCTCCAGGCATGGGGCGTTGCATCTTCAGTACAGGGGACGTTGTTACCAGCAAAAAGAGCTTGGGCCGCTGCGGCTGCATCAGAGCTTAATGCTGCAATGGTGTTCATGCGTGTCAGTGGGTACGATGCAACGGCTAATTATTACGACTCGACTCCGTGGGCTAACTGGGCAGACAATGGTCTGGGGATGCCACTCCACGAACCTGTTCAGGGTGACCACGGAGGGGGACAGGGACACATTTGTCACAGCGCGGTACGTACTCACAGCTTCTTTGACGTCCCGCGTGACATTCGTAAGTCTCTACACTTCAAGCTCACCCACAGACTGCTCGAACTGTTCATTGGCAGCCCTGACAACCCAGAAGTCTCGATAGGAGACGCGATCGGCGTGTACGAAGAAGTTGGCAGTCAGCAGCTGCACGTATACGAGCCGGCTCTCATGTACGCGGGAGTCCAGATACCGGTCAGCCAGCCTTTTCACCAGGTTGGGGCGGACAACCCTGTGAATCCCCCAGTAGCGGAGCTTTTAAATATGTCCGTCACACCGCAAGGCCCGGGGGTCGAACCGCCAGGGGAGGACGGTGCCGGAGGGCCGGGGAATTAAGAAACATACCATTAATGCTTAAAAAAGAAAAAAATATATTTAGGTTAGCGCAGCCAGGTCTAGTGGAGTATGTTGCTCTAAGAGTAGCACAGCGAGGGGTGGCTTGCAAAGGGTTTTGCTATGCTCAGGTGATGGGCGAACAGGTTTGGGGGCAATGGGTAAGGACGCAAAGTGCGGACGTGTTCTATTCAGCCACAAAACATCTTACTAACGCGACTCCTCGTGCCAGCGGTCTGTCGTGTGCCATAATGTGGGCCGGGGCACAACCGCGGCCCGATACAGGCATTAGTTACTGGCAGGCTTTCTCGGCCTTTAGAGAGAAGAAACTGCCAGCACCGAGTAACTGGGAGGATAGCGACTGGCCCAAGACGAAGATTTCTGGCGAGCACCACATACATTACGTGCCGAGTGAAGTCCTTAGCGTGTCGAAGAGGCCGGTACTTGCGAATAAGGTTGCCAGCTCACTTAAGAAGTGTTTAGGGCTGTCTATAACAGCCGTGGCTGGAATGATGTTATTTGTGTCTGTGTGTTCAGATGACAGCGCTGTTGCTTTCGAACAGATGCTGGCCTCTGCCGACAGATCTAGTGTGGACGGCCTGCTCGCCTCGCTCAAGACTTCGTCGTCAGCGCTGAAGCAGTGGCAACATGTGTCAGGCAGGTACGAGGAATTATTTGAGACGCACGTGCTTGTTAACAGGGCCGTAGGAGCAGTAGACTGGGGTGACGAAAAGGCCAAGCGAATGTCAGGTCCGGTTCCGGAGATCAGCTCGGACAAGATAAGATACACGGCTAGGAGCTTGTTCTCCAGGGCGCGCCGCGAAGGTAAGGAATTTTTCACAACTAAGTGGTCTGATTTCTGGGAACAGAGGTGGGCTCTAGTGCCAGGGGGAAGCGTGCACTCGCAGTATGATACTGACATGGAGTACGTCACTAAAGAAAGGGCTACTAGAAATAAAATATGGGCGGTCAGTGCTATGCCAGAGGTCGAAATGGACTATTTCACGAGTAGAGCTCCTGAGATACATGCTTGGCCTTCAACTAAATATGAGTGGGCGAAGATGAGAGCTATTTACGGGTGTGATTTAACTAGTTATCTCGTGACTGAGTTTGCAATGCCGGCGTGTGAGCACTTACTTGCGTCTGACGTGCCAATAGGGGCAAACGCTTCGCTGGAGCGAGCAAAAATGAGGCTTCAGCTCGCCGATACTGGAGACCTGCCATTTTGTTTTGACTTTGCTGATTTTAATTCCCAGCATTCACTGGAATCACTACAAGCTGTGCTGGTCGGGTTCCGAGACGTATGGCATGACGTGATGACAGCTGAACAGCGTGTCGCAATGGATTGGGTGATTCTGAGCGCTGGACAGCAGCACGTACATTTCAGTGACGGTGTGGTAAAGCTAGGAAAGACTCTGTTAAGTGGATGGCGGTTGACTACTTTGATGAATACTGTGTTAAACATAGCATACGTCGAGCACTCGGGTGTAGCCGGTGTCCTTCAGGACCACGTTCATTCAGGGGATGATGTCTATGCTCAAGCTCGTACCGTGGCTGACATGGATCGAGCACTGCGCTTGGCTGACCTGGCCGGGATAGATTTCCAACCAGATAAATGCTCGGGCGGTGCGATATCTGAATTCTTGAGAGTCGACTGGCGCGCCGGCACTGACGGAGCGCAGTACCTGACACGGGGGTGTGCGACGGCAGTACACGCTCGACCGGAATCGAGAGAGGCATTATCGCTGAGGTCGTTGATGCTGGCCGCTGAGACGAGAATGGCAGAAATCAAGTCTAGAGGCGGCGACCCGGAGGTGTGTGACGCCCTGACCGAGATCTCAATCGTAAGGGCAGCACAGTGGTTTGGGACTGACCCAGGCATTGCTAAGAGGATGCGGAAGGCACCAGCGCCGGCTGGAGGGCTGGCGATAGACGACATGATGACGCCCATTGACACGTTTTTTAAAGAGGATGCCACTCCATTGCGTGGGCAATACTACGAAATGTCGATGAACATGCCCGGGGTGAAGGCATACGGGTCATACTTGGCCCGGAAACTGGGAGTCCAGAGAGAAGGCAAGTTTATTAATTTAGTGGCTAAAGCAAATGCTCGACTAGTTGCGCGCGAGCCGGTACCTGTAAGGGAGAAACCGGTAACCGATTACGTGCAGCTAGAGACGGATAGGCAGTTGTGGAAAACACTAAAAGGCACAAAACTTGCTGCAATGGCATCACGCTTGAAAGGGCTTGATGTTAGTACGATACGGGTGGCACGAGTGAGCTTGGACAAGCAGACTTGTGCGTTGCTGGATGGGATTAGAGACCCTGCACACTGGCTGAATGTCGTAACATAAAGTGCC